CAAACTACACAAAATATGTTAATGGAACTCATAAAAGAAGAGTGTACAATAAACACTACTGAAGTTATGGAGTATCCACCTACAGCATTGAGTTTAGGGCAAAAAACAATAGATACAAAAGGTGGAGAATTAACGTTCCCTATACCAATAGGAACTTATGGGAACTTTAGCTTTGTACAAGCACCACCAAAGACAAAGAAAACATTTTTTGTTACACTATTAGCATCAGTATATTTAAGTGGTGGCAATAATTTTGGAGGTAAAATAAAAGGACATAGAGAGGGTAAGTGCTTAATACACTTTGATACAGAGCAAGGGCATTGGCACTCTCAAAGAGTATTCAAAAGAGTTGTAGATATGGCAAACGTTCAAGACGTAGGTTGTTATCAAACTTATGCTTTAAGAACGATTAGCTACAAACAAAGACTTGAATTTATAGAATTTATACTAAAAGAAAATAAAGATAAAAACGGACTAGTAATAATTGATGGTATAGCTGATTTAGTAAGTGATGTAAATAACTTAGAAGAAAGTAATTTATGTGTACAGAAAATAATGGAGTGGAGTGCAAAATTTAATTGTCATATCATTACAGTAATACATAGCAATTACGGAAGTGATAAACCTACAGGACACTTAGGAAGTTTTTTAGAAAAAAAAACAGAAACACAAATACAATTAGAAGCAAATACAGTAAACAAAGAATGGATAACAGTTAGTTGTAAACGTTCTAGGGGATATTCTTTTGAAACGTTTAGCTTTAGTATAAATCAATACGGACTACCTTTTGTAGTAGGCGAGATATACGACCCATTAGAATATTTTGTAGTACCAAAAAATAAAATTTTAGAATGAAAAAAAGCCTAGTAGAAGTAGCTTATTTAAAACACAAAGATTGGCTAAGAATAGTTTACGCTTTTGGTTGTAATAAAAGCACAGCAGAAGATATTGTACAAGAAATGTATATACAATTAATTCAAGATGTAGATAAAGGTTTAGACCTATGGCACAAAGAAGATGTAAATATTTACTACTGTTGGAAAGTGTTAAGAGGTATATACCTAAATACACACAAAAAAGAAGCTAGGCAAATAAAAGAATATATAGAAGAAATAAACGAACTACAACAAGCTGAAGAACTAGGTATAGATGAGATAGAATACGCTAAACGCAAAAATCAAATAGACGATATAATGAACGATATGTATTGGTATGATAGAAAGGTGTTCGAAATTTGCGCAAGTGGTAAAAGCGTTGCAGGATTGAGTAGAGATACAGGCATAAGCTATTATTCATTATACAACACTTATGTAAATGCAAAGAAACATATTAAAGAGCAGTTATGAATAAATTTGAACAAGATTTAAAAAATGGCAAAGAGTATGAACAAAAAGCATTAAAACATATTCAACAGAAATACCCTAAAGCATATATTATTGATGGTTATTTTTTATATTATGATATATATATACCTGAATTAGAAATAGGTGTTGAGGTTAAGAGTGATGCTCAATATAAAGTAACAGGTAATTTTTATGTAGAGTATTCTTGTTATGGCAAACCTAGTGGAATTGCAGCAACTAAAGCAGATATATATTATGTATATTTAGATAAATTATATATTATCAAAACAAAGGACTTAAAAGATAAATGTAGAAAATACATAAATACAAACCGAGATAAAAAAGGTGGCGATAATATGGCTAGTAAAGGAATTATATTACCAATAAAAGAATTATTATGAAACTAGGCGATTTAGTATATTACATTACTTATTATACAGGTGTTCATTGGCTTGTAAAAAAGATTAGCAAAGCACTAAAAAAAGATTGTGGGTGTGATAAGCGTAGAGATGAGTGGAACGATATAGATTTAGATTTATGGAAATAGAACACAAAGAACAATGGAAACAATTTAAAGCAGAGGTTACAACAAAACTAACTAAACCACAATACAAGCTATTATGCACGCTACACGCAAAGTATTATAATCATACTTATTATGAGCCTTGTAGCTGCAGACCCAAAGAATTAAAACGATGGATAGCTGATATTGATAGACTATACAATAAATGATAAAAGATGTACATAAATGGGAACTAGCAGTAATACACTTATTAAACTTAGATGGTTGGAACTTAAAGCACACAGGCGAGGGCTTTGAGCATTACGATGCAATAGGTACAAGTCCAAAAGGTACTGAAGTGGTAATTGAGATGAAGTTTAGAAACAAATACTACAAAGAAAAGCTAATAGAGGTTTACAAATACGATAAGCTAATAGAAACAGGTAAAATAGCTTTATACTTTGTTAATGACCCTAAAGGCAATTATATGTATTGGCTAAACGATTTAAAAGACTTAAAAAGTAAAGATATGTATTGCCCTGATACTACACTATGGACTAAAAAGAAAGTATTAAAGCCCTGTTATTTGCTAGATGAAGCAAAAGCATCAATAATTAATTTAAACGATTTTAAAAAATAATTGTTTATATTTTGTTTATAATTAAAAAAGTTTTGTATATTGCGGTATGAAAACACAACTAACAGATTTAAAAAAAGAACTATCACAGATACAAGCTACACTTATACACTTAAATAAAAAAGGTAGTTTAACAGAACGTATAAAGAAACGTTTAGAGAATAGAGAACTAGAAATAAAAAGTATAATATTTAATATTAGATAAAATGAAAACAAGATTGATGACTAATAAAAACAGAAACTCTTTTAGAATTGATGTAATAGAAAATAATAATTTGAAACAATTTTATTTTAATAACAAAAAAGATGCTTTACAATATCAAAAAAAACTAATACACAAATAAACAACAGCGCGCGCATGCGCGCTTTAAAACTAAATAAAATGAAGAAAACAAAAACAGGGTTACATATCCAAACAAGAAAAAACAGAATTGAGGTTTATACTAAAGCTGAACTAAAACAAAAAGAAGAAGAACGTAAACAAGCTAGACAGTTTATTATCAATGCTGCTATTATTACATTTGCTGCATTAACTTTTTTAATTGGTTTTATATTAGGTAAAGCATAATGGACGCACTGCAAAAACAAGCATATCATTTGTGGTTTAATTGGTTAGCCGATAAGATAATGGAGTGGAAAGATGCAAAGCCACTAAACAAAGACCTTAAAAACTGCATAAAGGCAATGAATGAAATAGGTATGTTTGTAAATGGTTTGCGTACAGAAAACGAAGTACTAATAAAAAGAGTAACACTAATTAGACACCAAAAGAACGATATAATAAAAAAACAACAAGACGAGATAACACAATTAAAAGACGATTTAAGTAAATACGAAATGCACTATATAGACGAACACGAAGAAATAAGCACTTGTAGAATGTGCGACAAAGAAACAGATGGCGATACATACTGTTCAGATAACTGTAAAAACTATGATTTAGAATAATGGAAAATAAAATAAAATTACTAGACAATAAATATTACGATAGAGCAGAACTGCTTAAGCGTATGTTAGATGACACTTTTTACTATGGAGAACTAAATACCTTAGCTTTAAGTAGTAGTAGCTTAAAACAGCTTCTTTCAAGTCCTAAGACGTATAACTTTAGTTTGAAGTATGGGAGTGAAGAAAGTGCAGCACTTAGAGCAGGTGCATTATTTCATTGGGCAATACTAGAGCCTGAAAAATTTGCATCACAAAAGTTTGTTGATGTACAAAGTAGAAACACAAAGAAGTTTAGAGAAGCTAAAGAAGAATTTGGCAAAGTGTTTACTGCAAAGGAACGAAGCGAAGCTGAAAGGCTTGTAGATGCGTTCTACAGGAACGAACACGCTAAAGAACTAATTACTAAGGCAGACTTTGAAATACCTGCAATAGACAATGTTCTAGGTATGCCCTTTAGAGGTAAAGCTGATGTACTAGGCACTAATAGAATAGTAGACCTTAAAACTACAACTGATATAAAAGGGTTTAGTTATTCGGCTAATAAATACGGATATGATGTACAATGTTATTTATATTGCAACTTATTTAAAAAAGAGTACAAAGACTTTCATTTCTTAGTATTGGATAAAGGTAGTTTAGATATTGGTATATTTAACTGTTCTGAAGAATTTTACTACAGAGGCGAAGAAAAAGTAGAAAAAGCACTAGACTTATATAACAAGTTCTTTATAGAGGGTGCAGATTTAGATAACTATTGTTTAACAGGGGAATTATGAAGAAACAATATATATACTCAACACAGTCTTCTTTATGGGGAGATAGTGAATGTTTAGGGTTTGGTGCAGAGGACTTTTACATTAAAGAAATAGATAGGAAACTTGCAAATGAGTTAATAGTAAAAAATCATTACAGTGGTAAATTTTATAATGCTACTTATATACACTTGGGTCTGTTTGTAGATGAAGAAATAAAAGGTGTACTCCAATATGGGTATGCTATGAACCCTGCAAGTTGTGGGAGTGTTGTAACAGGAACACAAAAAGACGAGTATTTAGAATTAAATAGAATGTGGTTAGCTGATGGTATAGGGGAATATCCCGAAAGTAGAGCAATAAGTTATTCGATTAAATATATTAAACGTAAATATCCAAAAATTAAATGGGTACAAAGTTTTGCAGATGAAAGATGTGGTGGTTTTGGAATAGTGTATCAAGCTTGTTCTTTTGATTATTTTGGAGAGCACAATAGTTTATTTTGGACTTTAGATGGTAATGTATACCATAATAGTTTAATGACAAGAAACCCTAATTTAAGCAAGTCGGCTAAATATTTACAAGAAAATAAAAGCAGAGCAACAAGCGAAACATTAAGACAATTTAGATACATTAAGTTTTTAGACCAAAGAGAAAAAAAGAAATGTACACTAAAAGAACAACCATATCCAAAACATTATAAATAATAATTAAAACTATAAAAAATGAAATTTGATTTAAAAATAGAGTACTTAGGAAAAAAAGAAAACAAACACGAAGCTGAAAAAGATATGTATCACTTAACGTTTAAAACTTATAATGCAGAGGTTACAGGTAAATTTGAACGTAGCGAGTTAAGACACTTAATACAACAACTAGATAATGCAATAGTATGAAATCACTATGGAGAAAAACAAAGAGTGGGCGTTGGTATAAACTAAAACCACCAACAGACAAAGTAAAGTATATAGCTTGTGATGAAACGAGCCAAACAAATTACTACAGTAGAACTAATAAAAAGAGTAGTTACATAGATAGAAATTTAGAAAAATGAGAGCAACTTATTTACATTACGAGAATGGCAAAGGCTATGATGTTATAGACTTTATAAAAGATTATAACCTAAATTTTAACAGAGGTAATATTATTAAGTATATTTGTAGAGCAGGTAAAAAAGAAAGTGAGTTAAAAGACCTAGAAAAAGCTGCAGATTATTTAAAACGTGAAATAGAACATATAAGAAACGAGCAAGAAAAATGGATAGAGAAAAACAAATAGAACAACAAGAACTAGCTAACGAAGAAGTAAAAGCAGGTGTAGAAGATGCAATAGAAACGCTAAACCCTAGACACCTAAACTATTTAAAGAGTGTACTAATAGCACAACTTCTACTAGAAGCAAACGATGAACTAAAAGGAAGTCAAGCCTTTAAACAAAATATAAAATACCAAGTAGGTAAGACTAACAAACTACTAGAACAAGTATACCAAGAGGGTTTTAATACGATATATTATAATAACCCTGAAATGTGTACAAACGTTCTAAACAAAATAGATAGTTTAATACACAAAATAAAAGTGGCTTCTATTGATGAACTTGTAATAATAGATGCACTAGTAGACCAATACTTTAACAACAAAGAAGAGATAAACGAAACACAAACCGCTGAATTTACAAAGATAGAATAATGACACTAAAACAACTTAAAGAAGAACTAAACAAATACTATAAATTTGATATAGCAGAACGTAATAGGCATAGAGAGTATGCATACGCTAGAAAAGTCTATTGTAAACTAGCAAGAGAGATAGGCTATACATATCAGGCACTAGGTAAAGAAATAGGACTAAAACACGATGCAGCACTATACCACGCAAAAGATTTTAAAGTAGTAGCAGAACAGGATAAAAGCATATACAATAAAATAATACTTCAAAATAATTTAGATGTAGAGGTATGTAAAACAAAAAAGATACCAACGTTTAAACCTGACACGCTAAAAACTAAAAAACCTAAAACATATAAAGAAGCATTACTAAACGATGTAATAGATACTATTGGAGCGTGGAACGATGAAACAATAAACAACTTTATACACACAAGACTAACACCCTATAACAAACTAATAGAAACTACTAAACCACAAAAGAAAGTAGAAGATGTAAAAGGTGCTACATTAAACAGACCTGTTAAAAACCCTGTACTATGCTAATAACAAACGAAGATAATATGGAGTTAATGGCTAGGTATGAAGATAACTACTTTGACCTTGCTATAGTAGACCCGCCTTATGGGATAGGTTGGGATAAAGAAAACTCTACCAATATGAGTGCAGGAGAAAGAAAAGATGGAACAAAAAGAAAAATGAAAACTTGGAGTAATCCAAAAGCAAAAAAATATAAAAAAGGTAATTGGGATAATGCAATACCTAATGCTGAATATTTTAAAGAACTTGAAAGAGTTTCAAAATATAAAATTATATGGGGTGGTAATTACTTTTCTGAACACTTAAAGCCAAGTGGTGGTTGGGTTGTATGGGAAAAAGGTGTGCCTGATGGTATGAGTTTATCTCAAGCCGAATTGGCTTGGACAAATAAATTAAACTCTATAAAAGTTACAAAGCACTTATGGGCAGGTTATAAAAAATGTGAGGTAACAGATAGATTTCACCCAACACAAAAACCAATAAAACTATACGAATGGCTTTTAATGAATTACGCTAAAGAGGGGGATAGAATATTAGATACTCATTTAGGAAGTGGCTCAATAGCAATAGCTTGTAATAATTTAGGATATGATTTAACCGCTTGTGAACTTGATAAAGACTATTACGATGCAGCAATGAAAAGAATAGAGCAACACAAAGCACAACAAAGATTATTTTAATATGAAACTATATAAAGGAAACTGTTTAGAGATAATGAAAACAATACAAGATAAAAGTATTGATGCTATTATAACAGACCCCCCATACGGAACTACTGCTTGTAAATGGGATAGTGTAATACCTTTTGAGCCAATGTGGGAACAATTAAATAGAATTATAAAACCTAACGGAGCAATAGTATTGTTTGGTAGCGAGCCGTTTAGTAGTGCTTTAAGAATGAGTAATATTAAAAACTATAAGTATGATTGGGTTTGGAAAAAATCGCAGGGTGTTAATTTTGCTCAATGTAATTATATGCCTTTAAAGAACACAGAAAACATATTAGTTTTTGGTAGTTTTGGTTTAAGTAAAAACGCTAAAAACCAACCAACTTATAACGCTCAAGGTTTAAAAAAATGTTATATTATTAAAAATGATAAAACATTTTCTGAACATAGACCTAATTTACAACAAAGAAATTTTGTTCAAACAAAAAAAGGTTATCCAAAACAGATTTTAGAATATTCAAACGACAGGGGAAAACACCCAACGCAAAAACCAATAGCTTTAATGGAGTATCTTATAAAAACATACACTAACGAAAACGAAACTGTTTTAGACTTCACAATGGGGTCAGGAAGTACAGGAGTAGCTTGTGTAAACACCAAAAGAAACTTTATAGGTATAGAGTTAGACGATAAGTATTTCAGTATAGCAAAGCAGAGAATAAAGGAAGCTGAATACAAGTTATTCTAAAAAAATATAATTCTGTTTATATATTAGTAGATTGATTAAACAATCTTTTTCAATTATGGACAAAAGAAAAAATAATGGTGGCGCAAGACAAGGCGCAGGTAGAAAACCAAAGGCACAGGAGCAAAAACTAATAGAACGCTTAGATGCTATAATAGACAAAGACGAAGCACTAGGTAAACTAGGGGAACTAGTCGCTAAGGGCGATATGAGAGCATTACAGTTGTATTTAGGGTATAGGTATGGCAAACCAAAAGATAGCGTAGATATTAACTCTAGTGAGGGTTTAAATATTAATTTCAGAGATTTATTAAAGTTCGTTGATTGAGGTAAAGAAAAAATATATGCCTATTGTTGAGAGCGATAGTAGGTATTTTATAGTTAGTGGTGGTCGTGGTAGCGGTAAGTCATTTTCTATAAATGCTTTACTAGTTATGCTTACATATCAAGCAGGGCATACAATACTATTTACACGCTATACATTAACTTCTGCATACATTTCTATTATACCTGAATTTATAGACAAGCTAGAACAGTTTGGCTCAATAGAGCATTTTCATATAACTAAAGACGAGATACTAAACAAAAAGACAGGTAGCAAGATAATATTCAGAGGTATTAAAACTTCTAGTGGCGACAAAACCGCAAACCTAAAATCTTTACAAGGTATTACAACGTGGGTTGTAGATGAAGCTGAAGAACTAACAGACGAGCAAAAGTTTGATACTATCGACTTATCTGTAAGGGAGAAAGGTTTACACAATAGAGTAATACTAATACTAAACCCTACTACTAAAGAGCATTTTATATATAGACGCTTCTTTGAAGATGCAGGAGTACAAGAGGGTAGCAATACAACTAAAGGCAATACAACCTACATACACACTACATACATAGACAACATAGACAACCTATCTAAAAGCTACATAGAACAAATAGCACAAATGCGTGAACGCAGACCTGAAAAATATAAACAACAAATGTTAGGTGCGTGGTTAAACAAAGCAGAGGGTGTTATATTTGATAATTGGACTATTGGAGAATTTAAGCGTAAAGGTGTATCCGTATGGGGACAGGATTACGGTTTTGCTGCAGACCCAACAACACTAATAGAAACAAACATAGATACAAGCACTAAAACAATATACCTAAAGGAATGTGTATACTTACCTAGATTAACAACTTCACAAATAGCTGAACTTAATTTAAAACACGCTAGAGATGGTTTAATAGTTGGGGATAGTGCAGAGCCACGATTAATAACAGAAATAAAAGCAAAGGGGTGCAATGTACTACCAAGCATTAAAGGGCAAGGTAGTGTTACATACGGAATTAGTTTACTACAAGACTATGATTTAGTAGTAAGTCCTGATAGCACTAATTTAATTAAAGAACTAAATAACTATCGTTGGTTAGAACGTAAATCAAACACACCAATAGACAAATACAACCACTTAATAGATGCGGTTAGATACGCAGTAGGTTATCAATTACAAAACCCTAATAGAGGTAGGTATATTGTTCACTAAAATTATTTAAAAACGTTTATATATTAATAAGTACAAGTATATGAATGTAAATATAAGAATACCCACAACCCTAAACGAGATAACCTTAGGACAGTATCAAGAATACGCAAAGCTGCAGGACTTAACAGAAACAGACCTACAACTAAAGACTATTGAGATATTTTGTAACGTTCCTGAAGTAGTGGTGCGTAATATGAAAGCTACAGATATAGTAGAAATTTGTGGTATCATAAATAATATGTTTGATACTAAGCATCAACTTATATCTATGTTCAAAATGAATGGTGTTGAGTATGGGTTTATACCAAGTCTTGAAGATATGAGTTTTGGCGAATATGTAGACCTAGATACTTTTATTGGCGATAATGATAATTTACACAGAGCAGTAAACGTACTATACAGACCAATAGAACACCGCAAAGGCAATAGATACACTATAAAGGACTATGAGCCTAATACAAGCGAAATAGCAAAGGATATGCCTTTAGATGCGGTTTTAGGTGCGGTTGTTTTTTTTTACAATTTAGGCAAGGACTTATCACTAGTTATGCTGAACTCTTTGGACAAGAAGAACGAGCAGACCTTAGCGGAGTATCTAACTTCACAACCAAATGGGGGTGGTACAATTCAATCTATGGACTATCTAACGGAGATA